GGAATATAAAGACTATAAGAACCATCAATATAATTACTTAAGTTATGAGTTAAGTTTCTAGAAATGTTTGCACCATTACCTACATTCGTCCAAGCTGTAAGATTTGTTATATAAGGATTCTTATAAGCAGAATAAGTGAACTCATCTTCAGGAATATGTCCTTCAATAATAGAGATTCTGAAATCTAAACTATAATTACATCCTGCAGGTAAAGTTACAAAGTCTCTACCACAATGCTTATTATATAAAGTTGATTTCATATCAGCTTTAGTCTTAACATAGAAGAAATGTGTTCCATTAAGTTCATCAGCAGAATCACCAATCAACTCAAAGTTTGTAGAGAATTGAGCTGAAGGAGCAGCAGTATCTCCTAATTCAAATATTAAACTTCTATTAACACTAGCATTTCTAACTTCAAGTACATAAGTATAATCTGTATTGGCTTTCAAATATTGATTCCAATTTGTCCAGAAATCAGCATAATCTACACCAGTTGCACTTGTTCTATCAGCAGCTAAATGATACCAACCACTTCCTACATCAGTAATATAATTAGAATCAAATACTGCAAATGATGGATTATATAAGTTCTTAGGTAACTGAACAACATCAATCTTATATCTAGCAATAGGAGCAGTAGTTACTGGTTTATAAGAACCATTATTACCAGGTTTAATTGATAATGAATAATCCCAATCAGCTAAGGCAATTACTTCAGAAGTTGAGAAAGTAGAAGTAGTTGGCTCAATTGCCTTTTGAATTTCTATTTCAGACTCAACCCAATTAGAAACACCAAGAACATTAACTTGACGTAATCTAAACTTATAAGAACCTAAATCAGCATTACTTGGAGTAAATGTATATGTATGAGAAGTAGTTCCTTTAGCAATAGTACCTGATTGAATCTTAGTACCTGCTGGATTATATAACTCATAATCATAATGTCTATTATTATAAGTTGTATCATTAACACCCCAATCATTAGGTGAGAAAGTCCAAGTTAACTTTCTTTCTTGACCTGCATTAAAGAATTGAGGATTTGGAATATTAATAGTTGGTGCAGCTGGAATATCTCCAATCTCAACAGTTAATGTATTAGAAGATAACACACCAGTAGAACCAAATAGAACATGGTTAGTAGGTAAATTGTAATTTGTACCATTAATAGTTCTAACACCATCAGAATCAAAGTAAGTAAGAATTTCAACATCTACCTTAATAGTATGAACACCTCTAGTTAAAGTATCTGTAGACCAACTCTTATTAGCAAATGAAATAGACCTATCACCAGATATAGAAGTACAAACACCATCAGAACCTAAAGTAGTATTACCACCTACAAAAGTTGTTCCCCAACCAGCTACATCACCAAGTGTATATGATAAATCATTAAAGTCAGATGACTTAGTACCATCTACATAAATACTACCAGAATTAATTAAATAGTTACCATTAATAGTTTTACGAGGTAAAGATAAAGTAAATGGAATATTTCTTAATAAAGTAGTTGCTAATGGAGTTGAAATTGCAACATCAGAAGCTGTAATAGAATACTTCTTCTGAGCAATCAATGCTAAAGACTTATAATTAGATTGTGCTGAAGTAAACTCTGTATCACTCCAATTAGTTGTCTTAACAGACGACTTAACTCTTAAAGAAAGTGAACCAGTAGAAGTACTCGGAACAGTTTTTGAATATACACCTTCTACATAACCACTAGCAGTAATATTAGAAGTATCTGTTAAATCTTCATAATGTGAACCATCATAGTATTGTCTTCTAATATGTCCAAAATCAGTATTAGGTGAGAAGTTACCCCAATTAGATGTATTCTGATATTTATAATAGAAATCATTAGCAATACCAACAATAGGAGGTAAAATACTTGTTAAATAATTAACCTTAGGTACTGCAGGAATAATAACACGATAAATCTTATCAGAAACTAAATAAATAGGATCACCGAAGATTTGATATCCTGCTGAATCTGTACTAGATGGGATTAAAGAAATCCTATAGTAATATCCAGTTGTTGATAAAGGAACATCAGCATAAACATAAGTAGTGCCAGATTGGTCAATTCTCCATCCAGTAGAAGATAAATCAGTATCTACTGTCCATCCTCTCCAATCCTTATAAACAGTACCACCAGATATACCACCAACACCCCAAGTAGAACCATCAGTTGAACGTTCAATTCTATAATCACCACGAACATTGTTATGTGTACCATTATACTCCCAACCTAATAAGAAATTCATAGTTGAAGCAGAAGTTGGATATTGACTTGATGGATTAGTTATCTTAAAGTTCTTTGCAGCAATCTTTGAGAAAGAACCATCAACAACAGTTAAAGCATTAGAAACAGTATATAAATCATGTCCAGTTGTATATGCCGCTGTTAAGTTAGGACTTTGATATCTAGAATAAACTCCAGATGTATAAGTACCAGCACTAACATTACTTGCTGCAGCATTCTTCCAAACAAGTTGATATGTTCTACCTGACATTGAATAATTTGAAGTTTGACCATTATCGGCAGAACCTCTAGTAGCTGAAGCGAAACCATTAGCAGTACAAGTATGAAACTCAACTATACCCATATCACTATTACGTCTATGAATCCTATAACCATTAGTTGTAATAGAAATAGCAGATAACTGAACTACTACAGTTGATGGTGAACTTCTATAAAGCTTTCTAGACCTAACAGTATATGTAGCAGAAATTGTTGGTATAGCTTGAATATAATGACCATTTGCTTGATGAAAATGACATGCATTACCATTAGAATCTGCATAATATTTATACATACAAGCTAATAAGTAATTACCACCATCAGCAGGAACTGCAGTATAAGTATAACCACCTACATATAAATCATCTCCACCATGAGTCCATCCCCATGCAGTATGAATATCTGTACCAGTAGATGGGTGATTATTAACAGAACCAGACGTATTAGAAGAACTTCTAGCTAAATAAGCATAAGAACCTGGATTAGCATTTGAACCTACATTTGCTTGGTCATTCTTATCCCAAGTATAACTAAAAGAATCACCTACATAACTAGTATTACCAGAAGCGTGGGTATTATCAGTAAAACTTCTACTACTAGAACTTGTATTATTAGTTGTAGTATTTGTAGCTGAAGTTAAGAAAGTTTGAGTTGGTGCAACCCAAGTAGCTGGTAGAGTTATTGAATTACTAATAGAAAAAGTTTGTTGACTACTAAAAGTATATGTACCAGAAGGAACACGATAAGTAACACTAAAAGGACAACTATATGCAGGTCCACCCGGATCTACAAATTGAGTACTAGACCACAAATGAACTCCATCACGAGCTCTCCAACTTGAACTTGGATTACTACTACTTGTATTACGTTTTTCTACTCCATTAATAGAGCAATATTGATAACAACTATAAGAATAGAATGGACAAGAAGTACTTGTAGAACGTGTTTTAAGATAAACTGCTACTGTTACATTATAACCAGTAGTACCAGAACGTGAATAAGATACATCGGCTTGTAAATAGGCCTTCTTTCCAAAATTCTTTAAATTAACAGAAGAATCACTACTATAATAAGAAGCCATAAACACCTCCTCTTTAGAATCTATCTAAACTATATAAATATATAACTACTTAACACTATAACAAAATAAAAAGAACACTCATAGAGTGTTCTTGATACTACTTATGCAATAATTAATAAAATATTTCTCCAAAATATTAAATTTTGTTATTGATACTTATATTTTACTCAACAATTAAGCAACGTTGTGAGTAATTTTACCTTTAACTACATATTTACGGTTAACAAATGATTTAGCGTATTCTGTAGCATATCCTTGACGTCCTAGTAAAGTATCATCCATAATGAATTGGCTAGAAACGATAGGCATATAAACACCATAGATATAAGCTGTGTCAAATGTTTGACCTTGATATAATACTGTGAAATCATCTTCACCAATATATGGGTTATAGATAACTGTATAGTCACCAGCTAAAGTACCAGAAACAACAGGACCTACACTATTTCTTGTTGAAGCAGCTTTGAATTCATCTAAAGTTTTTAATACATAGTTAGCGTTGAATCCAGCGATAACTCTGTTACCTTCGTATTTACGAGTAACTTGTTTGATGATTGAACCAGCTTCAATAATTTTGAAGTATAAGCTTTCATAATGTTCTTTCTTATTGATACCAAATGGAACTTCCATATTCCATGTAACTACACCAGCTGCAGCAGAAGCAGGTAATGAAGCTATATCATTTAAGATTTCTCCATCGATTTCACATCTTAATTCGTCAGTAGCTAAGTTGCTTAATAATTTTTGTGCATCTAAACCTTGAGTTTGTTGTAAATCGAATGCACCAATTAAGCTATAAGCAGTTCTTAATGCTTTAGGTTTAGCATGTAAGAATAAAGGTTTAATATCTAAGCTAACAGATGGTAATTGAGCAGGGGCATATTCTAGATTTTGTTTGTAATCAGCTTTAGCACCTTCAACGATTGTAGCACCAGTAATTGTACCAGTAGCATAATCAATAGCACCACCGTCAGATAATGCACCTAAACCGTCATCAGTTACGATTGTAGCACCAGTACCATCAATATCGATAGCAACTGATCCAGGAATAACTGGTCCCCAAGCAAGTTTTGCTTCACCAGCTTCAACAACTAATTCTTCTTGAGAGATAGCTTCAGAAGCATATCTTGTAGAAGCAGCATATTTGTCAGAATCTGGGCCAACTTGGAATACTGTACTTATAGAATCACCAGCTTTGATTTCTCCTCTGTTGTCTCCATAAGTATATCCTAAATAGTAGCAAGTTGCATCTTTATATTCCATTGCTTGAACAGAAGCAACATTTTCAGCTACTAATTGTGGATAAACAGCAGCAGTTAATTTTAAGTATTGGTTTTTAGCAGGAACATTGTTTACTTGGAAAGTACCAGCTTCCATAATTGCCTTATTTTTTGAATAAGTTTCAATTAAGTTTTGAGCATTTTCCATGATTCTTGATAAAGTATATTTCTTATAAGAATCGAATTCAGCAACATCTCTTCCTAAGTTCTTTAAACCAGTTTCAACTGATTCTAAAATTGGAGAATATTTTTTAATTAAAGTACTTTCGTTAAGATTAGTTTTTAACATATCTTTTCTCCTATACTATAATTAATAAATCTACTGAATATCAAATCAACTCTTTAACTTTGAATTCAACCATTTGGAATAACAAGTATTTCTTGTCTCTTCGGTATTCAATCTAATATATAAAAAAGTTGATTATTTCAATCAACTTTTGAACGTTTCTGTTAATATATCTTGTATTTCACTTAATTGCCTATAAGAAATCCTCAATAAAGTAATATTGTTACTCTTACAATAATTTGTCTTAATAGAATCATGTAACTGAACTTCACTTAAGTCTGTCCAACCTTTCCTCTGTTCAAAATGCTGAAGTCCATCATACTCTATACACATATTATAGTCAGGTAAGTAGAAATCGAATGGTAGAGGTAATTTATCTCTACAATCTTTAAACCTATACTGTTTAATGTAAGAAATACTATTACTATTAAGAAAATCCTTAATAACCTCTTCTCCTGTATACCTCTTACAATGTCCACATCTCTTACCTTGAGTTAAATGTTGTGGCTTTGATTTATGAATTTCTCCACACCTACATCTATACTCAATTGGTGTATAGGAATCGACATACTCTCCTAATATCTCAATATCAGGACACTTCTTCTGAAGCTCCTCTTTAGTAGAAAATTTAGACTTTGCTAGTCTTGAAGTATGACATTTAATACAACCTTTAGTTCTCTTTGAAACATCTTTATTAGTTAACCAAGAATATGAAGTTTTACATTTAGTACCACAAGTCGGACACAAATAATAAATATTATAGGCATTAACAACTTCAACAATAAATAAATCTGGTCGTTCTTTTTGAACAATATCTAATGTTATCTTATTATTACCAGAGCACTTCATACATTTATGGCCTTTCCTTAATGTTGATGGTGCTGCTTCATAAATGTTTCCACAACTACATCTGACTTTAAGTTTAGTATAGTTATTAATATATTCTCCTAGTATTTCAATATCTGGTCTCTCTTCTTTAAGTAATTCTAATGTTAACTTTGGTAAAATCTTTCTTCCTTTCACTCCCATAACAACCTCCTAAATTAATATATAATTTAGAAAGTAAAAAGAGTATACTTTCCAGTATAATCAAAATGAGAATAACGAAAAGAACTCTTCGCTTGTTTCAGAACTTCTAGTATAAGGTCTCCAATTACAAATAAGCTCTAAATAACCTTTATCATCTTCAGAATAGTTATTCCAAGAACTAGCAGGAATATATAAATCTGTCTTTGTAGATTGAACATATAAACCAGTTTGTCTGAAAGTAACATTTGCAGGGAACACATCATCTCTATCAAGATAAGCATAAAGCATTACACAAGTATAACCTTCATTAAGTGCCTTCTCTTGATTCAATGTACAAGCATAGTAAACACCCTTGTATTCCTCAACACCATCTGTATAACCAATTATTTGCTCACCACTATAAATTGGCTTGATATGATTATTCTTCTCTTCAGTAGTTGGATTAATTAATGGCTTAGCATACATCTTCCATTGAATTCTCCAAAGACCAATCAACTCACTTATATATTGTTGATTAGGATCTGGTACTGGTGGATTAGTATCACTAACATTAGGATCAGTATCAGACTTCCATGGAGTTTGCTTACCAAAAGCCATATAGAAACTACCAGGTAAATTATAGAAATCTACCATTCTTCTTTGTCTAGATTTCAATGTAATAACTTGTGTCTTAATTACATTAGGAAACTCTGGTGTGATATAAGTACTCATAACCTACTCTCCTCTTAAACTAATTATATAAAACTTCGTCATCAACGATTTGTTCAGAACTAATAATATAACCACGATAATTTGGAGTATTAACCTCATGGAAAATCCATCCCTTATCAAATGGCTTAACTGTCTTAACCTTGAACATTTGACTTGCAGTAACCTCATAGTTATCTACATAATGTCCTACTTGATAATCCTCCATATACATAATAATTGATGTAGGAGTCTTATCCCAAGCCGGTGCTTGTAAATCTGATATCTTCCAATAATCCTTACCATAAGCAGGATCGAAGAAGAACTTTCTATTACTTAATCCAGTTGTACTAGGTGCACAATGGAAAATACCTTGCATAAAATAAAATAAGAAATATAATCTTGTACCAGCAAGTTTTGTATTAACTATCTCATTATAAAGAATAGTTGTCATATGTGGAATTCTTAAAACCATATCACCAGGAAACTTAGGTGCTCCTGATTGATAATAACACCACTTTAATGGTTTTGATTTATCTGGAATAGTACAACCATTCTCATCTAGAATTGGTTTACCATTCTCATCCTTTAAAGTATCACATGGAGCATCTCCAGTATAATTGTAAGGATACTCTAAAAGCTTAACAGAACGTAAATCACTTGCTTGATAATAAGAAGCTGTATCTTGACCAAAAACCTTACAAAGATTTTCGATTGCCCATACAGTCCCACGTCTTCTTCTAATCAAGTGATATAACTTAACATATTGTCTTTGTTGCTCTGGTGTAAGAGCATTAGACCATGGGAAAGCAACATTCGTAGATAATTGTTGAATCCTATCAGTAGGAGTTAAATCAATCGCTACATAGGACTTCATTCTAGTTGCTTCAAAATCAATATCACCTAAAACATATGACATAAGATGAATAATGATATCAAGATCATCCTTAGTCATACTTTCAGCTAGAGTTGATTTGAAGAATTTATACATTCTCTCAATGAAAAACTCTTGATCTGACTTCATCATTCCTCCTTATCATTCTACTAAGCTATATTGTTATTATAAACAATATCATAAATCTCATCTAGAATAGCTGTAAAAGGTTTAACAGTATTAAATGTTTCATCAGCTACTCTTGTATCGACATCAAGAATATAAGAACCATCACTCAAAGTAATAGAATTGATAGGTTTGTAATAACCATCAGTTTCTATAAAGTTAGTTACTAAATAAGACTCAACATATTTGTTGTTTGAAGAATCAGGAATATTCTTGAAAATAATATTGAAATAATAAGGATCACTCTCATTAAAAGGAGCAATTTCTATATTTGAGAAATCACATACTGTACAAGGTCTCTTCTCATTTTTAGAATCTCCATTCTTAATAGTATTAACTATATAATCATAAAACTCTCTATGTCCACGTTCACTCTTTGATTCTTCATCTTCAGATAAAGAACTTAAACCATTAGTAAGGGCTTCAATAAACCCATTGACATTACTATCAGTTTCACCACCAATATGCCAACGATCACCCTTGTAATCATATACAGCAAACACTTCATCATTGTACTTAACAATCCAATTATAATCACTCTTACCATCACTAGAAGGACCAAGACTAGGACCTAATACCTTCTCTAAATCATTAGGATTAATATCTGGATTAATTACAGTTAAATAACTTGTACCAATTGCATCATCCCAAGTAGCAGGAATAAACTCTGCTTCTAAAATAACACTAGAATTACTTGAGAATAAACTATCAACACTTTCAAACAATTTGTTCATAATATCTCCTCCAATATCATTATAACATACTATTGTAATATATAACTATAAACCTAAATCTTGTCTATCCTTTTCAGTGAGTTTTGACTCATGAACAAATAACTTCTCAATGGCAATCTTCTTAGTACCATCACCTTTACCAGAACCTAAACCTCTTGCTAAAGGAATATCTAATACAGAATAGAAATCATCTGGAGCAGTCTCTTCAGAAACATAAACTGAACAAGTTTTAGACTTCTCACGAACCCATTGCCAGAACTTACCATGGTCAAATCCACCCTCACTATTAGACGCATAAGAAGCCGTTTTAGCATATGGTGGGTCACAATAAACCAAAGAACCATCAGGAATATCAACCTCATCATATGAGCCCCATTTGAACGTAATTTGACCTGTTGTATTCTTAGTCATACCTCTCAAAGGTTCTAAAGAAACTAACTTCGAATTCCACTCCAATCTACCAAAAGATTGAACAAAAGTATATAGGACATTGAAATCTTGTGCTTCTGGTGAACCCTTAGCATTCTTCTTAAGATAAGCATTCAACTCTTGTGCTGTCTTAAATTTATTATCTGGATTATGTCTATTCCAAATATCAACCATAACCTTAAGAGATTGATTTGCCCAATTCTTAATCTCAGTTAAACTAGTCATTCTAAATAAAGGTAAATCAGATTCAAATGGTAAAGACTCTCCAAAGAAAGTAAGACCAGCTATAACTTCTTTAAGTCTATTATAGGCATCTACAGCTTCCTGTTGTGGTTCACCATTCTCCCAATACACATAACAATCGTGAACTAATTTCTTATACTCTTCATATAAATCACCATACATATAAGAATCTTGAGTACCAGAGAAAGACCAACAAGCTTGACAATAACCTACAAACCAAGGATCATATTTGCTTTGATTAGTTACAACATCCTTAAACTTCTCTCTAGAAACCCACTCTGGCTTTGTCCAAAAAGAATCAGGTAACTTATCTAACACAACATACTCAAATAAAGACTTAATATTGTTATTGAACTCATTGTAAAGAACATTCCAACCAGCTTCAGCAAAGAAAGACGACATACTTCCTCCACCACCAAACAAATCATAGAAGTTCTTACTCTCTAAATCTTGTTCTCTCTGAACCAATGTTGCAAAAATAGGATCCGCAATCCCTGTCTTCGTACCTAAATAACCAATACACTTTGCTTTTGTCACTGACATAATATACACCTCACTAAATTATACGAAACAACCAAAACCTTTTGAAGTGGTCATCGATAATTAATAACTCTAGTAATATTATACGAAAAAGAAAAGAACAAGCTTTCACTTGTTCTTAATAACCTATCCTAATGGATTAGCATCTTGACCTAAATCAGATGGTCTAATCTTCAAGATATCAGTATTTGCTTTAGGAGTAACAGGTGCATCTTGGATTGCAATTTCAATCTTATTTGCATTTGTATTATACTTCCATACAGCATTCTTCATTATATAATCCACATTATTAGTTAACTGTTGTAACAATCCAACAATAGAACCTTGAGTAACAATATTTGGTGAAGGAGTTGGAGTAGCTAAGTTAATATAACATGGTTGAGAACTATTTGCTCTAAGCACAGCTTGAACATTTAAACCAATTGTTGCTGTATTATCTTGAACACCACAGTTAATAGTATTCGTAGGGTCTACTACAGCAGACACACCAGATAATTCAGAAATCAATGATAACTTAACAGCTTTCGCCATAAATGTTCTATTGTTAGCAGAATTCATATAAGGTTCTTTTAAACTTGTAAATATGAATTGAGCAGATAACTGAGCACCAGTACCATCAGTAGGAGTAGGTAATGCAGTAGTAACTTCAGCATCAGTAATTTGACCAGCAGCACCTACAGCTAAAACCTTGGCAGAACGTAATGAATCATTATCAAGCATTACAACTTCACCAACTTTATATCCAGCACCACCTTGATTAATTAGAACTGAACTTACAAATGTATAGTCAATACCAGGTATTAAAATACCATCACCGTAATAGAATTCAGTATTATTAGTAGATAAACCAGAGAAGTAATTAGTTAAATCCCAAGAAGAAGTTAAACCATCAATTAATCCTGTCAATGTAACCCATTGAGTTGAACCAGATAAATTGAACTTCAAATCAAATTTAGGATCATCTTCAAATCCTTCTGGCTTAGTAATAACTATAGAAGAATCTGAACTTGTAACTGTAATCTCTTTTTTATCAGCTTTATTCTCTCTTAAGAAAGTAACTTGGTCTGCTAAGGTAGCAACACCTTGAACAGTCATACGACCTTCAGCATCAGCAATTTGTACTGTATTACTTGGTAAAGTCCAAGAAGTAATATTTAATCTTAAATCTACACTTTCATAGTAAGGAGTAGATACTACAACAACCTTTAATCCAGCACCAGTACCATTTGTAGAAGTAGTTGTATAAGTACCAGATATATTAGTTGGTGTCTTAACAGGAATATTAGAAATACATTCAAGTGGATTTACAAATGAGTTAATAACATAACCATTATAATCACCAGTAATACCATTAATCTTAAATGATTCCTTATTAACATAACCACTTGCAGCAGACGAATCATAAACTATAACATTTGTATAATACAATGGAGTTGTATGATTCTTCTTAAATGAAACACCACTAAGCATAAATTCTTGAACACCTCTAGGAGGAGTTGCATTTTTATACTTAAGAGTATAAGCAGTAATATTACCTTCAGAATCTGTATTGTCAACTACAACTTCAAAATCAGTTGCACCAGCTAATGAAGTAGTTAAAGTTTCATTAATAAAGTTAACTGCTGAACCAGTTTGCTTAACAACTTCAGATAAGTAATCATATTCAGTATCTGGAGGAGTTCCCATTACAACACCTTGCATTGAGTTAGTAGCAATTGCAACATTACCAGAACCAATGTCATACCATTGAACAACTCCACCCATATTTAAGTACATCCAGTTGTGACCTTGGTTATCACCTTCAGATGTATTGATAATCTTATTACCTTCAACAGGATTTCCCTTACCAGCTGCAGCCCAAGCTTGATTCATCTTCGCTTGTGTAATTTCACTCTTCTTACCTAAGTTAGCAGCAATTGAATCTAAACCTTTTAATGACTCTAAAGTAGTATGGTCAAGATTGATTTGGTCATACATCTCTTTCTTGATTAAACCATCTTGAGTTGAACTTGCATAAGGAACAGTAACAACTGAAGCATCCTTACCAGAACTTAATACTAAATGAATTTGTTCACCACTTGCTGTCCAATCAGCAACTAAACTCTTAACAACATCACTATCAAGCTTTGATTCTACCCAATCACCAATTGCAGCTTCAGTTGGAATCTTATAATCAGAACGTTTAGTAGCATCATTACTAATAGTAGTTGTTCTTGCTAATTCTTTGAACTCTCTATTATCATGAATTCCAGAATAAGCAACAATATTCCAATCAGTACCATTTGGTAACTTCAATTGATTACATAGAATATCAACTTGAGAGTTAGAATAGAATGCAGGATCGTAACCACCATGAGGATCAACATAAGAATTACCTAACTTATAAGTATGAGAGTTAACAGAGTTAATATTAACTACTAGGTTCTTCTTATCAGCATCTTCAGGATCAGAAACTGCAATATATTGTCCTGTCATATTCTTGTCAGAACTTTGAGGAATATCAGTAATAATGTTATAAGGATCTGTAGTTGTATCTAGAATTTGACCACGATACTTAACACCTAAAACATTAATTGTAAATGCATCACCAACTTCCCATCCCTCAGCAGAAGTTGTATTATATGAAACTGTATTAAAGTTAGAAGCTATCCAATATGGTTTAGTACCATAAAGACCTACAACAGTAACAGTTCCATGTTCTTCTATATGAGTTATTTGACCATTAATTGTTTGGTCAAATGAAATAGTAAATGGTATAAATATTACACCAACCTTAGTCATAGACTCGTTAGTAATTGCCTTAACCCCAGACCAAACTAAACATTTATCTGGAATATCAGGATTCTCATGATTAGGATCAATTGTATAATTAGGTGCAGGAATTGAATGAGTTATAATTACTCTTAAACCTTTACCAGTACCACTCGTATTAGTTGTACTATAAGCACCTTCAGATAAACTCCAAAGAGCTCCACTAGGACCTGATGGAATATTATGAGAAATCTTAATAGGATGAGCAGAAGCATCAGTAACAGTACCATTATAAGTATTACCATCTACAACAAATGTAAACTTATCTCCATTCTTATAACCTGTACCATCTTCTGTAGTAACCTTACCATTAACATCAACAAATCCATACCAAATTAATGAACCAGGATTAACTGCAGGAATGTAAGGACCTTTAGAAGTATTAAATGAAACTTCAGCATTCTCAATTGCCTTACCAGTATACTTATCAATTAAGGAATAATTAAAATTCTCAAATGAGAATGGTGTATAACCAAAACCATAATCAGAACCAGCCGCAGCTAATTCAGACTCATCATAAGATTCATCGAAATTAAGTTCATACACATAAGAATCTTGATAAGTAAATGTGTAAGAATCAATCAAAGATGCTTTAAGTTTAGACTCACGAAGATTTCCAAATCTATCTACTTCAACAATTGAATTATTAATAGTTACTGTACAACCAGAACCATTAGTAGCAGTAGTTGGTGACTCTGTAAGAACTAACTCTGTAGGAGTACCAAACTCATCAACAGCTAAAACCTTAGCATTTATATTAACATCACTTGTAGGAATAATGTCATTCTTTGAATAATTAGCACCAGATATAAAACTAAAATCTGGCATATCAATAGTAATAGTACAACCAGAACCTTCAGTTGCAGTTACATTCTTATTAGTTAAAGCAACTCTAGTAGGAGTACCAGAAGCATCTACACCTAAAATCTGAGCATTAATAAACTTAGAACTTGTAGGTATAATCTCACCAGCTTTGTACTTAGTACCACCAAAAGTTGTTTCCACAATAGTAGAAACTTTATCTGCCTTACTATTATCAGATTGGATAACAGGATATCTAAAGTCTTTATTATCTACTAAATAGAAACCTTCTTCAGTACCTACATAGGAAACTGATTCACCACTAGCAAATAATCTAAAACTACCCCAACCATCACCAGGTAAATCACCATTTCTCATTCTTATAAAGAAATAGTTCTTAGTATCAGATAAATAGTAAGGAGAGCTATTATCACGATTACCTACTGGAATCCAAATCTGAATTCTTGAAGATGTATAACCACCACGTTCGGCTTTGTTTGAATTAGTACAAATAACTGCCCAAGCATCATAAGTGAACTTTGAAGAACCCTCAACAGCTACATCTTTATTCAAACCATCTATAACTACAGTATAGACTTCAGGTAAGAAATGTAAACCAGGTTCAAGATAAACACTATCTACATCAGCAACAGTTATTCTTTCAGCACCAGTGGCTTGTAAAATATTTGACTTATAAATTGCCATATAACCTCTCCTTATCGCCTCTTATATAATATATTAAAAACATACCCAATTGCTACCATCATAAAACTTAAATAATGGAATAGACTTCTTCCAAGAACCATCATAGTAATAAGACATAGCATCGAATCTATCTGGCCAATTAACAATATCACTTCTATTACAAAAATCAGGAACTGATAACATTGGATTGTCTATCTTATTATAATCAGCAAATATTGGTTTCTCTGGAAAGAACCAACTCATACCTTCAACAATGAACTGAAGTCTGAAATAATCTAACCCAACTCCATTGTTCTTATCAAAGATAAATTTATACTCTAACTCATTTCCTCCACCACCATCAACAGTTGATTTCTTAGTATTAGAACGAGTATAGGAATTATAACTAATATTAACGATACCTCTATAAAAAGGAGTAATGTGACTAGAAGAAGGACTCCAACTACCATTATTAGATTGGTAACGATAAGCAACAAGTTCAGGTAAATAGAATGGATCATGGTCAAAACCTCTATTACCATGATATCCTTCACTCTTAAGTTTATCAATAATTGCTGTAGCAGACATACCAACTAACTGACTAGTATCATAAGTAACATGTTCTCCATTCTTGTGAATAGAAATACCATATATTGGTCTACCACTTTGGAATGTTTCGGTATTCCAATAAGTATTCATCTTGATACAAGTATTATTAGGAGTGATTCTTAATGAAGAAGTTCTATCAACCCACTGATTTGATTTAGTTGGATCTGTACCAAGTCTTCTATCATGACACCATAACTTAACTTGAATACCCCAAGAACCTTCAGCAGAATAACCTGCAACATATTTAGTATTCCAACTAGCAACACCATGTAAACAAAAGTCACCCTTAATAATCTTACCAGTAGAACCATTAGTGGACTGCGGATTATATATGAAGTGAGCTATATAATCCGTAGTACCTTCACCCTTTGTCCAATCATAATAGTGAGTATTATAACCTAAAGAGTAAATATCATGGGAACCTCTATACTTAAAAAATGGTGAGTAATTTGGTAATAATGCCATAATCACACCTCCCTATTATTTCATAATACCATACGCTTTATTAGCATCAGCACCTACAGGTAAAGCACCAACGAAGAATGAGTAACCATTACATACAATAAATTGTGGCATAATCTTAACTGCACCAACTGAGTTAGCACTTACAATACCAGCTCTACCTAAATTACAAGTACCATTAGCAACTAAAGCCAAATCCTTATTAATAGTTAAAGTACCAGTCATTGTATCACCAGACTTCTTAACATAAATATCTTTTAAGTTAGTTATAGTAGTATTAATCTTTGCAACTTCCTTATCAATATAAACCTTAGTAGGTGAACCTTCACGTAAAGGTAAATCTTCAACTTTCCATGGATTTCCTGTATTAGGATCTAACCAACTATCCTTATTGAATCCATTAACTAAATTCCATGGAGTTGTTCTATGAGGATTTGCATAATCAGAAGTATGTGCACTTAATCTTTTCTTAGCAGAATCTAAATCAGCTCTAAGTACATTAATCTGTTGTTGTAAATCCTTAATTAATCTCATTGCATCAACGATTAAACCTCTTGCATAATCATCTGTAGCAAGTAATTCAGTATCACGAATATCACTTGTTCTAGTACGAATTTGAATGAATCTACATTGTTCTTCATCCATAACATTAGTACATCCAGACTTAACACACATAAATCCAAGAACAGGGAAGATATAAGTTCCATATGGGAATGGATAATCAACTGAATAGATAGCATCTACAGCTTCATCTAAAGAATCATAATAAGCATTACCATATTGAAATACTAAAGTATCTTGAAGATAATCATACATAACTCTTTGAATAGAGAACTTACCATAAGGAATTTCAATATAAGTATTATTTGTGTAATCTAAACATGAACTAGAATCAATATTAATAGAAGAACTATCGAAGTCTAAACCATTCTCTCTAGTATTATAGATTATATTACATGGTTTATATGATTGGATTGATTCAATCTCAAGACCTGTACCATAAGTAGAAACTGATGAACTTTCAGAACGAATAATAGAAGTAACAACACCTACATAATCAATAAAAGTCCAAGCACTAGCATCTGTACCAGGTTTAATTGTATTATCTTCAATTAAAGAACGATATAAACCTAAATCTTCGATATAAGCTTCATCACCAGAAGAATAAGACTCACCACTAACCCACGCATTACAAGCATCAGGATCTAGATTAACACCAGTAACTTCTACATAATTGCTATCAATATAAACAACATCATCAGTACGATAACCTTTACCACCTTTAACAACACTAAATGCTTCTTGATACTCAGCTTCACGAATTAATCTATCTGGTCTAACATGATTAGTAAAAGAAACACCATCATACTCAAGAATACCATCATTAAGACCTACAGATAAAGCAGGAACTGGTTTTAAATCAAAACCTAGAACTTCTTCGTAAGTACCATTAGAACCAAAATAACCAAAACGAGGAAATGTTGCAATTACTTGTGAAAAAGTAGTACCATTACAAACAAATCTAAATAGTCTTGCTTCCTCTCCTCTAGGAACAGGACTATGACTTACACGGTATCCTAAATCAGAATTTAGAAATACAAAGTATAAATCATCGGTAGTATAACTATCATACTTAGTTGGATCTGTTAAGTCTAAATGTAAATCATTAATAAATACTATCTTATTAGTGTTTCTGAAATACACATACCAATTATCAATAACAACATCATCTGGATATACATTAGTAAAATCTACTGAAATATCCTTACCAAAATCTATCTTTCTTTTACCAATAGTCTCATTCCCTGTATAAAGAACAGAACTAAATAAAATCTCACCAAGATAGAAAGTATGGTCAGATGAAGCTAACGCATTATTGTTAAATGCGTTAACCCATTGAGAAATTGTATTTTCAGGAACAATAGTTTGAAAAGCTTTCATTTATACCTCCTAACCACTTATTAATTCACAACCTATTAACATTACTAAGTCATAACCTGTACCACTAGAAGTTGTAGAGAACATACCAGAAATATCAAAGTCTACTTGAGATAATGGATTAGTTATAACAAACTCTTCTACAGTACCATTAGCATCTACCTTTGTAACTTTACCTTCAAAGTTAGGATTATAAGAACCAATAATAGTAAATGTATCATCAACCTTATATCCATAACCACCGTTATAAATAGCAAATGAAACACTATATGGAGGATTACCTCTTGTAACAAAGTAGAAAGTATCAGAATTGTATAACATATTAGTTACTAAATTATCATAACCTTCTTTAGATATTGCTACAGAACGAGGTAAATATTGTAATTGAGCATCAATAGATTGAAATCTTTCTAAAGTTGCTTTAGAAATTGGCTTATCCATATCTGATGTATTATCAACAGCATCTAAACCAATTTGTTCTTTAGTAACATTATGAGGATTTGCAAAATCACCTAAATGTTGATCAAAGTCAACTTGGTCAACCTTACCATCAATTCTCTTATTAAGAACAAAGTTAAATGCTTCGATATCAGAATTCCAACTTCCATCTAAAGCTTTGATTAAATCAGTTATATATGAATCAAATTCAGTATTTTGTGTCTTAGGAGTAGAATCAACTTGGAATCTTAAACCAAAAGCAGCATTACCAGAACTTGGTGAAACATAAATAACTGCAGGAGTTCTACCAGCTATATCACTAGCATAATAAGAACCACCCATATTTGAACTAGTTGAGAATGTTGTTGGATTAACAGTTTGAATTGCACCATTACCATCAACACTAGTTACTGTAAACACTGGTGAAGTTGTAGGAAAACTTTCTAAAGTGAAAGTATCACCAACCTCATAACCAGCACCAGGACTACTAATAATTATTGAGTTAAACCAATTAGTAGAAAGTACATCAGTAGAATAGATTCCAGACATTACACTATCAGAATAGAAAGTTTCTGGAGTAAATGAAGTAGGAGTACCATTATCATCTACTGCAGTAATTGTAATCTCTAAATCTTTGTAACCCTTAAGAGTTACTTTATCACCTGCATTATATCCATAAGCATAAGGTAATAACTCACCACCATCTGGATTAGTTATTGATAGAGTATTATAAGAATAATCTGTAGTCTTCTTAATACCTATAATATTTGCAAATGGTATATTTTCTATCATAGACTTCCAAGTACCAGGAGCACCATCAGCAATTGAATAAATAATTCCCTTAGGTGGATCACCAGCATTAATAGGTTCAATAGTATTATATCTAAACATAATAGTATTATAACCTTGGAAAGTAAGTTGAGCACCAGTACCATAAGTATAGAATACAACAGCATCAGAACCTAAAGTAGGATTATCAACATTAGGACCTTCAGCAACAATTGCAGCTTCTATACCACCATCTGGACTAACTTCAGTAATTTGAGCATATGTAGAAGTTGAATCCGCAGAATCATTAATTACAACTCCATTACCACTCGTATTAACAGTTTTAATTTGTGTTGGAAGAATATTTATAACTTCTCCAGCACCACCAACATTAAGAACCTTATAATAATTTCCATTACCAGATTTGATAATATCATTAACTTCATAACCAGTACCTTGACCAGCAATTGAATATTCCTTAACAGCAATAACATCACCAATTATATAACCAGTACCTGCATTAGAAACAAGAATATGACCTTGAGATGGTTCACCAACATTTGGTAAATAAGAAGCATCAGTTACAGAACCATTCTCATCAACACCAGTAACCATTATATATTGACCAGATCCAGCAGGATATGAATCAATAACATCACCAAAGATATAATCTGTACCATTATTACCATTATAAATCTTTGCTTCACCTCTAAATAAGTCAACCTTAAATTGAATATCTTCTTCAAGACTCTTAGTAGATTGTTGTAAATCTCTAATCTCACCGTCTTGCTTAAGTTGAGATTCTTCTAAAGGATCTAATCTAGCACCAAAAGTTTCTAGAGTAGCTGTATTAACATCAACTTGATTTGATACCTCTTGGAAAGTATCAACATCAACTTTGTCTGCAAGTAATTGAGCTAAAGCATTATTTAATAAAGGAGATCCAATTATATCTTGCCATCTTATACATAACTTTTGATAATCCTCTTCAACAGTTAAATCAGGATTATCTGTAAACTCCATGTAATAACCTAAAAGTTCTTCAGTATCTTCTGGATTGTAATATGGCTTAACTCGAATACCTTCAATATTCTTTGAGCCAACCATATCTTGTAAAACAGCCCAGATTGCTTCTAAATTCTCTTTAGTTATTCTAAAGTTTTCATTGAAAAATTTCGCTGTCTCCCTACCGGTAGTAGCACCAACACCAGATTCAGTAGAGACTAGACTTCTAAATACTATTTCAGCCATAAGAACTCCTAAATACTATAATATTACTAATTAAATATATAAAAGAAAGCAATCACTTATAAAAATGATTGCTTAATTCTTCAATAACTTCAAAATTGTCTAGAGAACCCTTATCTTCAATAACCCCTAAATCTTCTAAAATAGAAATACATTCATAAGTACTCATCTTTCGATTAGAAATCATATTCAGATACCTCTCGATTCTCTCTATCTCTTCATCAAACTTATCTTGATTAATCTTCAGTTGTTTCTTCTGACTCATCAGTTACCTCAACAGTATCTGTATGTTTTCTTGAATCAAGAAATTCTTTCATAGCAGATAACTCTTCAGGAGTTTGTGATAATAAACTATCTAATAAATCTTTATACTCACTAGAGATTCCACTACTTCTTTCAAGAGTATCTAAAGTCTTTCTTGAACTTTCCATAATTGAATTAATCTCACTAGATAAACTTCTACCTAAAGTAGCTAAATCTTTAGAATCCATTTCAGATAAAGAACTTGTAGCATATAAATAAGAATAAACATTATTTAAATACTTAATTAAACTTGGAATTCTTGCTAATTGAGTAGCAGTAGAAATTAAAGCATAATCTTTAATCTTTGAATTATTATCAGCTTTGAACTTCTCTAAAAATTCTAAGTTTTGAGTTTTCCCTTCCATATAATCAATGGCATCATCTAATACTTCATCAGAGAAACCAATGTTTACCACAGGAACACTACTTTCTTGAACTTCATCAGTAACTATTCCAAATGGACTTTCATTTAAATTAACTAATTCATTTTCCATATAACTATCTCCCTTCTTATATACTATACGAAATAAGAATGAAGTTATAAACAAATGGTACAGGTAGGTGGACTCGAACCACCGACATCTCGCGTATCAGACGAGTACTCTAACCAACTGAGTTATACCTGTATAAGTGTTGGCTAGTGGAATTGAACCACTAACAGCATGCTTTAAAGCTTAGCGAACCGGCTAACCAACATAATGGTGGACGCTATAGGACTCGAACCTATGACCTCTTGCTTGTAAGGCAAGAGCTCTAACCAACTGAGCTAAGCGTCCTTATAATAAAGTAGGTGAGGATTTCCACCTCACATGAACATATTTTCTCTTAGGTCTTCGTACCACAGGTTTCCCTTATGTGTCTAGATTATGCTTTCCCTCTCCTCGATTCACGGTTTGCCTAAGAAAAGTGTTTAAGGTTATCTGACAATCGAGCTGCCACTATGTTCACCTCTTGACCACGTCTACGTATTCCGCCACTACTTATAATTACAAAATGGTCGGGATGACAGGATTTGAACCTGCAACCACTTGGTCCCAAACCAAGTGCTCTACCAAGTTGAGCCACATCCCGAAATAAATTGTTAGTATCGATAACCCTTACCGTCACCCGAAGATACTAACCGGTTTTTGATATGCTACAAAGTAGTTCTCTGGGTAAGTTATGAATTAATAATTTATGTATAACATAAGAATTCAATGGTCGCGAAGATAGGACTCGAACCTATAACCAATCGGGTATGAACCGACTGCTCTAACCATTTGAGCTACATCGCAATATACTATGAAGATATCTCCCTAATTAAATAATTAATAATATCCTCTATCTCTAATAGAGCTAACTCATAAGGAAGATTATTACTTTCAGAATTACAATCATCCCAAAGATGTTCTTTATAAACTTCTAATAATCTAACTAATTCTTTCTTATCTTTCTCTTCCATAATTGCACCTCTAAATAAATGGTGGGAGTGGAGAGACTTGAACTCTCACGACCGTTGAAGGTCAACGGATTTTAAGTCCGTTGCGTCTACCTATTCCGCCACACTCCCAGAAAGGAGTGGTATCTTAAAAGATACCTGAATCTAAATAGATTCCAGAAGAACATAATAATAATAATCATTATTATGTCTTGTATGACTTCACAGCTTGTCGTTGCTATTATAACTATTAGAAATAACTTACACTCTCTAATAATCTGCATCATAAATAGAACTACCATACAATATCCATATAGACAACGATCTGGGCCTTCAGCTCGGTCAGGCAGCCCAATCACTTCACTTCTGGCTCTCTCCCAGTATCAGGTAGGTACAAAAATATAAACTCCCTACAGATAAGTTCAGTTGTGTAAGAACTGAAATGACCTAGTTATTCGTTCTAGGAAACGCTTACGACACGATTAGCGGTTATCTATATTTCTATATTAAACATTTATATGAGTCATCACTCTCATATAAAAGATTAGGTATTGAATCCCAATTACGACAATCTTGAGATTCAACATAATAAGTTGTGGAATAAATCCACCTATGAGAATAGAACCACCTATTCAAAAATCTATGATATGCTTAATAATCTAATTATGGTGACCAGTATGGGATTCGAACCCATGTATATCGCCGTGAAAGGGCGACGTGTTAAACCGCTTCACCAACTGGCCATGTTGCTCGGATTTAATATTAAGTACTTCCTTCGAACCTCTTACCGAGCCAAAGAGCAAAAATACTTAAGATGTATTTCAAACCTTACTTGTATAACGAACTTTTGGCAGCCACATCTTACTTCCCTAGGGCATTGACTTTCCCGCGATACAAGCCATTGTAAATACCAAAATTTGAAAAACCACAATCAATGGTGGGAGATAAGGGACTCGAACCCATACGCTTTTCAACACGACGTTCTAAGCGTCGCTCGTCTACCAGTTCCGACAATCTCCCAAATCAAATGGTGCCCAGAGGTCGAATCGAACGGCCAATAGATGATTACAAGTCATCTGTTATACCTTTTAACTATCCGGGCAAATAAAGAATTACAAATCGTACTTCCTTCTCTCTTTCCTACCTCTTCCCTTATTCAGAGCTCTATAGGTAGAAGTTAAACTATGACAATTAGGACAAATCAAATCCAAATTATCTTCACTATTATTTAAGTAATTACCATCAATATGATCTATCTCTAAAGGAACCTTTCCAGTAAATGGATTAACTTCGCACCAACCACATCTACTACACTTATTCCCATACTTTTCTCTCATATATCTATGAATATGATTTGATAGAGAATACTCACATCTTAATCCATCCTCTAAACCATCTTTCCATCTCTTGATATATTGTTCATATTGATAATCTGACTGACATTTATTATTACAATAAACTTTGTGTCTCTCTTCTAACAACTTATTACAATATCTACAATAATGTATTTTCTTCTTCATTGGTAAAGCTCCTTTAAAATAAAATCTACTCTACCAATAATATATAAAACTATTGCGCCAAGTCAGCATTCTCATAATCACAGATTAATTGTTGTGGATACTTAACACTAATACCCAAAACACTACAATCTTGTAAGATCGATTTCTTATCATCTACTAATAAACACTCACTTGAATCCACATGATTTGCTAAAAGAAAACCTTCAATAAAATCTCTCTTACGTTCATAAATATCAATTAGAATAATATTATCTGTGTAAGGAAAATATTTATAAAGCCATTCTATCTTCTCTTTCTTACCATCTTCACCACCATCGGTTTTAGAAAGAATAATAAAAGAACAATCACCATAAAGATTTAACAAAGCATCAATAACAATTCTAATAGGACGCTTATTAAGATATAAACCTTTATAGAATTCAATATTCATACAAGTAGAATTCTCAGCAATAGTATTATCCATATCAATAAAAACATATTTAATCATAATACTATCACCCCTTAAATAATAAATGGTGGAGGATATCGGGTTCGAACCGATGACCTACTGCGTGCAAGGCAGTTGCTCTCCCAGCTGAGCTAATCCCCC